GGAACTAAACAAACATAAGTGTTTAGTTGCTGTAGCCAAACATTATACTGAACAAGATTTGTTAAATCATTTTGCATTGAGATTGAACAGTAGTGTTTACTCTTTGGGTATTTCAGACACAGATCTAAAGAAGTTTGAGAATGTTTATCACTCTGATATGTTTCACATACACATGAGAGTTTGTATTGATGTTGCGAATGGCTATACACAAGCGTTTGTAGATTTTGTAAAGAAATTTCGTGATAAATATTCATCAGTAACTCTCATCGCAGGTAATGTTGTTACACCAGAAATGACAGAGGAACTTATACTTTCTGGTGTTGACATTGTGAAAGTTGGTATTGGTCCTGGATCAGTGTGCACAACACGCAAGATGACAGGAATCGGCTATCCGCAGTTGAGTGCAGTTATTGAGTGCGCGGATGCAGCACATGGTCTTCAGGGTCATGTCATAGCGGATGGAGGGTGTACCGTTCCTGGAGACGTTGTGAAGGCATTCGCTGCGGGAGCCGATTTTGTGATGCTTGGTGGTATGTTGGCGGGTCACAAAGAGGGTGGCGCATCTGTGTTTGGAGAAAATAAATTCTATGGTATGAGTTCAGATACAGCAATGGACTTACACAATGGTGGTGTTGCTAACTATCGAGCCAGCGAAGGCAAGACTGTTGAGATACCATATCGCGGAGAGGTGAGCAGAACATTGCAAGAAATTCTTGGTGGTCTGCGTTCGGCATGCACTTATGTGGGAGCAAGTGAATTGAAGCATTTGAGTAAGCGTACAACGTTCGTGCGTGTAACTCAGCAGTTGAACAATTCCTTGAGTGCGTATGAGATCTGAAATGGCGAGTCGAGAAGAAAAGAATATATTTTCAATGATGATTATGAACATGGCGATTAATGAAAAAATAGATCACATGGACGCAATCACAACCTACTGTGAACGCAACAATCTTGAAATTGAAGTTGCTGCCAGTTTAATCAATGAATCATTGAAAAGTATTATACAAGGTGAAGCAATGGAGTTGCGATTTCTTCCGAGAGGTGGTAAACTTCCATTATGAATTGGCAAATATTAATTTGGAATATTTTTATTTGGACTTTTATAGGTGTGATGATTTATGTCACACATTCATCTCTTTGGTGGTTAATCATTCCTGCTATCTTTACAGGAACTCAGAGCGCATCTGATATGCTAAAGGCGTTTAATGAAGCAGAAAAAGAACGTAACGATGAAGAAGATTTTGAAATCGATGAAGAAACGAAGAATAAGATGCGTGCACTTTTAGAGAAAGCGAAGCGAGGATCACTTTGAACGGATATGATCTATACTGCACTTATCAAGCCATCAAGTTGCACTTTAGTTCTGAAAATTATAACTTCTTTCATTATGATGGCAAAACAAAAGTTTCAATAGATGCGTTTCAAAAACGTCGCGACAAATTTCTATTTCACCGCCTTGCGCGTAAGTATCGCGACGAAGAAATGGTTCCATTTCTGGTGGCTAATTTTATTGACCGCGACGATAACTGGACCAAGTCACTCCTTGAAGAAGAAGCTGAGCAAGCATATCGAGATTGGAGACGAAGAACAGATTCGATGAGCAAGGTTTACGCTGAAGACTTGCAAAAAATTGCAACAAAAGAAAATTTTAATGATCTATTTAAAATTGAAGAAGGTCAACATTCAAAGTTATTAATTCTATTCATGCAGAAAGAAATAACAATTGAAACAATGGTGATACTAAACAATCTCTTTGACTTTATTCGAATTTGGGATAAGAAGATTTCTGATGATATCATCTATCCAAAGATTTCAAGAAAGATTCGTAAGTATGGATCATTCTTGAATGTGAACGTTGACAAGTATAAACTCTTGACGAAAGAAACTTTACTTGCTAACGAAAATACTATATAATAATATGGTAATGAAAAAAGTGGACAAGACGAAATACATTTAATACAACGCAATACGGAGTAATACATATGACACTATCAAGTCTTAAAAACAAGGGTTCATCCCTCGATAAATTAAAGAAAGCAGTTGAAGCATCTTCAGCAGGTGGCGGAAAACCAGGTGTAGATGATCGTTTCTGGCAACCTGATGTTGACGCCGCTGGCAACGGATACGCAGTAATTCGTTTCCTCGATACACCAGCAGTTGACGGTGAAGATGGTCTTCCTTGGGTTCAAGTTTGGTCGCATGGATTTCAAGGTCCAGGTGGCTGGTACATTGAGAACTCTCTTACAACTCTTGGAAAGAATGATCCTGTTTCTGAGTACAACACTGTTCTCTGGAACTCTGGCATTGAAGCCAATAAAGAAATCGCTCGTAAGCAAAAGCGCAAGCTGACTTACATTAGCAACATTCTTATTGTCTCTGATCCGAAGCGCCCTCAAAACGAAGGTAAGGTTTTCCTTTACAAGTTTGGTAAGAAAATCTTTGATAAGATTAAGGAAAAACTTGAGCCGCAGTTCGAGGATGAGAAGCCATTGAATCCTTTCGATTTCTGGAAGGGTGCAAACTTCAAGGTCAAGATTCGTAATGTCGAAGGTTATCGCAACTATGACAAGTCAGAGTTTGATGTCCAGTCTGCATTGTTCGCTTCTGACCCAGCCCATCCCGATGATACTCAAATCGAAAAGGTTTGGAAGTCTTCATATTCACTCAAGGACTTCTTGAAGCCTGAAAACTTCAAGTCTTATGACGATTTGAAAGCAAAATTAGATCGCGTTCTTGGTGCTGGTGGCGTTGCTGGTGCATCTGCCAAGAAAATTAACGATGAAGAAGCAGATGCTCCTGTCGTTCGTTCTGCTCCAGCAAAGAAGGTTACTGCTGAAGACGTCACCGTTGAAGACGATGACATGGCTTTCTTTGAGAAGTTGGCTGCAGAGTAATCTAACTTAGAAAACCGTAGATGTTTTCGGGGGGACTTCGGTCCCCCTTTTTTTTTATACTGTTGCTCCACGATTGAGCATAGAAGAGTTTCGGACAGAAGGAAATGATCGATCTACACTAGTTCTTTTATCTAACTCACTAACTTTATCTGCCACAGCAACCACAGTTTCTTGAGTTAATTTGTTACCAGCAACTGCAGTTGCTGCCGTAAGTTCTGCTGATGATGCGCTAGGTGCAGCGGTAGCAGCAGATAACATTGGTGGTGGTGGTGCGGAAACTGCCATTCCTGGTGTTGTTGTTGGTAATGGTTGTATACCACCTCTACGAATTTCTGCAGTATACGCTTCAGCCTTCGATCCAACTTTTTTGTATAACGTATCAATTACTTCACGTATAGTTCTAGGTCTAGCGTCTCCCTTACCATAATTTGCATAAAATATATGCGGGTTAGATGCTGCAGCAGCAGGCAATACTGATACAGCCGAAGCGGTTGGAGATGCAGAAAATAGTTTTGATGCTCCACCTGGACCTAAAAAATGCGTGGCATAAATTGATGTTCCAGTGATTGCAATTTTCTTACTTCTTAAAATCTCAGAATTTTCTTTCACATATAACGCACCTGCTAGTGCATTAGCAATAGGATCCATTGGACCATTTAATAGTTCTGGATATTTCCCAGAATATTTTTCAAGCATATTTTTCCAAGTAGAATCGATAAATTGAAAGAGCCCTTTAGCAGACGACAACAATTTCATTTCGCCTGTCTTTTTATCTTTGACGTAAGGTCTAGCGTTTGGATTGAATGAACTCTCTTGTTGACCCATAGCCAACATAATTCCAGGATCAACTCCAACAATTCCAGCTGCTTGAACGATGATTTGTTTTACTGTTTCTTTATCAACAGGTTGACCTGGAGTGTATGACGCAGATGGAAGTGTGCCGAGATTAGCAGTTGATAGGGCTGCTGGAGCGGTCACTTCAGGTGTTCCTGCAGCAATCATTTGAGGTTCTGGTGTTGTGACTTTTGCTGTTTTTGCAGCGGCAACTATAGCCGACGCAGCTGATGAAGTTGCTATCGCTGCTTCAGTTTCTGTCATTGGTGGTGCAAGAACTTGTGCTCTACCCTCTGCAGTTTTCAGCAGTTTGTATGTTTCTTGATTTTTGTTTATTTCTGCCAAAGCAGTCCTAGCAGGCACAGATCTTTGATCACCAGTTAAATATGCGTTTACGATATTTTTATATTGCGGCGGCAATTCGTCATATGTGTATCGTTTACCATCTATTTCAAATGCTACGGTGGTTCCACCATCACCCCTAATCAACTTCATGCCATATATTTGCGCAATTTTCTCTGCAGCAGATCTAGTCTCATCCCCTTTTCTTTGAAAAGCACCAATCATTCTATTAATCATACCAGGTCCCAATTCGTATGCTGCGGCACCAATCACAGTGCTTCTCAATAAGGTTCCTGCACCACCTAATCTAGACATCACTCCAGTTTTAGATGGAGTTTGCTGCGCCGCTTTTTGGGCAGTTTCGCGCGCTGCTTTTTCCTGTGCAGATTTTAGTGCTGCACCTCTTAATGGTTTTCCGTTCTTATCAAGAATTTCAGTTGGGGTTGCGGTAGGCTTTCCCATCTTATTTTTTATAAAATCTTTAGTGCCGCTAAAGATATCTTTAGCACCTTTGACAACAGTATAACCTGTGACTAAATCTATTGCAGTATCTAACAGACTAGATTTAGATTCTTCTGGAGATGTTGGTGTTTCTTCTGGTATCCCCTCTTTATCACGATCTCGAGTCATGACTGCTGCACCCATTACCCCACCTGCAGCTGCAGAATTTTTAATTTTTCTAATAGTTTTAGGACCAACAGTTATTTTTTGCAAAGCATCTAGTTCAGATCTAATGTTTTCGATTTGAAATTTTACTGTTCTAGATTTTATTGGTATTTTGGTTGCTACAGTGCTTAGATCGCGTTTGGCGAATTTTCTTTGAGTCCTAAATGATCCCAAATCGTGATACAAATTTTCAATTAATATAGAATTTCGTTCGGTTATAGAAGCGAGTGTGTTTATTTTATTATTCAAAGTTACAATTGAATCCGCAGTAAATAGTTTAAATTTGCGATCCATCGATGCTCGTTTTTTTTCTCGAGCCTCTTCTCCTCTCTGTAACGGAGTTCTAAACCCATACTTTGCCTCAGCAACTTGAGCGATTAATTCTGATCCCGAAAGGGACTTAACTAAATTAAAAACTGAATATCTCATAGCGAGATCTTCACGAATCATCTGTGTGAATGCTGTCGCGAAAGGAACGTTCTTTCTAGATTTAATTGTGTATAGTTTTGATGATAAATCTGCTAATGACATTATCGTTTGTTCTTAAACAACTTTTTCATGGCTTCTTGAGATTCGACCTTCGTTTTATTAATTCTATCCGTTTCTTCTTTTACCCAGTTATTCACCATCGAAATATACATGTCTCTTTCCCAGGGTAGCATATTTTCTAATTCAGTTAGTGTATATTTGTATTGGTGAGTTAATGTAAACATATTGCTGTAATATGCGCGCAGTGACCCATTGCGAAAAGTTAGATAAAAAAATCGTTAAGTCCCTCCAATACTAAATTATGTTCAAACGAACACTTCTCGCAAACATGTTTTACATCTTTTTTGATAGTGGGTAATTTATTAAAAAATTCTAAAATTTTGTCAAATTGTTCTTGTGTTAATGATTCTAAAAACTGTTTAAACTCTTCAAGCGACGACTCTTTAGAGTAATAAACATTTTCGCTATCAAAAATATATTCAGTACAATCAAACACCAACTCATATATTTGTTCAGCGTCTTCAGATAAAATTAAATTCTTTACGCTCTTAAATGTTTCAAGCGTAGGATAATTAAGTTTAATCCCAACATCCTTGGTAATATAAATTTTAGTAGGCAAATCATCAATTGGTGGTTTAATATCTAATAGATTAATTTTAATGCACATTAGATGTTTACACTCAACTCCAACTTCTTCACCTTGTTCGTTAATCCCAGTTTCTGTTATATTACGACAAACATATGTGGTTTCGACTGTTTCGCCAACAGACCTAGCGCGAATATTTAAAAATAAATACTCTATATCGAAGATTGGTAATTTATCTATGTTTAACTCATCTACCAAACAATTATTAATAACTTGCTTCACTGTGTTGAGGATAGTTTGCTCCTCTTCAGTTTGAAGCGCCATCAATAATAACTTTTCTTCTTTAACTAAAAAAGGTCTAAACTTAATTGGATTAGGTTCAGAAACTAGTTTTATTTCAAAAATAGGCAAATCAATTTTCGGTAAAGGCATAATAACTCCAATTATTTCCTAGTGGAAATTTCTAAATCTCTAAAGAAAAACGAAACATTAACTTTTTGAAATCCATCATCCATCCAATTAGAAGGCATAGTCTGAACACTTACAGGATAAGCATCTATCAATTTAACACTCATGTGTTTGTATGCATTAGCAGACGATTTACCATATAAAAATGTAGTGTCTTCAAATAACAATAATTCAATTGTTCCAACGACTTCATCAAAATATCTGTTTAGAGCATTGTTTGGCGAAATCTCATATATCCAATTGCTAAGCATAGCATACATTGGTGTCTCATCATTAATATAAAACGTAAAATTAACTTCATTGATGTCGCGATTAAATGGAACTTTGATTTTTAATTTACCAGGAATCTTATAGTCTACTCCAGTTAAAGTTTGTCCAGGAAATTCTATAGAATCGCACAAATAAATCATTCTCTGCAATTCTTCAGAGGATTCTGTAAAGAAATCAGGCACGTATAAAAATCTTGCTGCAAATTTCGCACTTCTAATAAAATTTTGATTTTTAAATCTTTCTATATTGTAGGTCGCAGAAAATCTTTGCAATCCAGCTACATCAACTTCCTCTAATTCTTCCTCGGGTGGTGTTGGTGATTGCGTAAATAATTGTTTAATGAAATCTAAGACTGCCATTATTTCTTATACACCATCTTTGCGGTTGGGAGGAATATCGCAGTTTCCCAATTGTTAGGCTCAATATAAATTAGCGACGAGCGAATGTGATTTAACAAATATCTCTTAATACATGGTTCAATAATTCTATATCGACGCGATCTAGTCAATAAATCATATGATAAATTAAACTTGGTCGTGTCATTGTATTTATCGTTGTTTATGAAATCTAGTAGTTTATCCAGCAATGCAAGTCTGCTGTATGGATCTAAATAGTGTAAATTTAGACCTAGAAATCCATCAGAATACATTTCGATTGGAATGACCAACGGGAACTTATCATAGACTGGTAGGATATCCTTGTACTTTGGATCGTAATGATAAAAATACATACGTCCAACGAATGCTTTCGGAGAAATTCTCGAAGCGTCGTTTAGAACATTAGATCGATCTGACGGTATACGAAGTTTTCTTATCTTTTCTCCTAACCATGCTCTTGCGGCGTCCGTTCTTGGGCGTATATTTGCTGCGCTTAACTCTGCACTAATTTTATTAAGTAACGACATTATAGACCTAAATCTCTCTCTGTAATAATCTTAAATTTCCATTCTCTATCTTCGCAATATTTAAGTGCAGCATTCCACTTCGCTTCATTTACGCCCCAAGTCATTACCTCACGAATGTATCGTCGAGTAACTCGACTTTGTTGTTTTGGTGGTTTTGCTTGTACCAATGGCTTAACCTCAAGAATCATTGCCTCTGTTACTCCTGACTTTGTTCGCATTCTTACAAAAAAGTCTGGGAAATATCGATGTATTTTATTGTCAACTGGGGATAAATAAGGTATGACGATTTCTTCATTTGACCATTCAATTACGCTAGGATTATTGTCCAGGTGCACCATAACTCGGCGTTCCCATAGCGATCTATACCAGACGTTTGTAGGATCACCTAAATATTTATTGGTATTTTTAGGACTAAATTTACCACTGTAAGCCATCTAGTATTTATAGGAACAGTTAATGGTTGTTAGAGCAATAGCATCTTTATTAAAGCGAGGTGGTCAAACTGCCACAAAAAGTGGAAATAGATCTAAACCTACTATCGGCGCGCAAAGACCACCTAAAGCAACTGCTGGTGCAGCAGCTGCAGCAAAAACCACAGGTCAAAGAGTTGCCTGCAGCTGCTGGAGCAGCAGCTGCAGTAGTTGGGGGATTATTACCATTATCCGAACAGGAAGACGATGAGAAATTAGAAGGAGTACAAGTTACTGGTAAAACTGCAGAAACTTTTATTAAAAAAAGTGAATTGGGTATAATTAAATTTCCATTAGACATAGAAAATTCGCCAGTTCCATACGTTCTAATTAAAATATATGACACGGAGACTGGATCCGTAACTGTAACAGATTCATCGACTAGGACTTTTACCTCAGGAGTCGTAGGTGCAACAAACGCATTGGATGATCTTAATGCTGGAACTGTGTTAGGAGCAGTTCTTGGCGCTAAAGGCGCAATTACACCTGCAGGACTGTTAGCATTAGGTGGTAAGTGGAAAATCGCTGCATCTGTGGTTGCTGCAGGTGGCGCACTAGGTGGTGCAGTAGTTGGTTCTGGTGCGTTCGAGGCGGCTGCTGGTGCTACTGTGGACGCTTTAGGTAATCAAGTTAACATAAGTAATACCTCAGATCGATACAAACAACTTATTAGTAATTTTGCATTAAAAAGAAATATCGATCAACTTCGTGTAGCAATAGCATTACTAATGCCAGAAACTTTAGCTGTTTCATATCAAAACAAATTTGATGAATTGAGTTTTACGCAAGCAGCTGGTGGTGCAGGAATGTTAGCGCAAGCAATCGGATCGGATTTAGGTAAATCTGCAGATGGAGCAAATCCATATCTAATTGAGACTGCAGGAAGAGCTGCTCAAGGTTTATTGTCTGAAGAATTTAAACGTATAGGATTATTTGCAACCACAGGCAGAACTTTAAACCCACAACCAGAAATGATTTACAATTCGCCAGCTCTACGCGAGTTTGTTATGGATTTTAGATTAGTTCCTAGGAATCCAGCAGAGGCTGCGCAAATTAACGTGTTATTAAAACAACTTAAATTTTTTGCATCACCACAAATTCCTAGTGATTCGGGTGGAAGATATTTTATTCCACCAGCACAATTTGAATTAGAATTTTATGATGCAAATAACAATATAAATCAATTTCTATTTAGAACCAAAAAGTGTGTTTTGGAGGATATCGCTATAGACTTTACAGGTGGTGGATCATTCGCATCATTCTATGATGGCTCACCAGTAGAAACACGATTAAGTTTAAGGTTTAGAGAAACAGTCTTTATCGACAGAGAAGCAGTTAATCAGGGTTACTAATGTATTTTAGACAATTTCCAAAAATCGGATACTCATTTGACTTGTCTGACCGAGGCAAGTTAACATCTGTTACGAATATTTTTTCTCGATTTACATTAAATGACAGTGCACTTAACAATGCATATGCGTTTTATAAGTATCAGTACCAAGATGGAGATACGCCAGAAATTATATCATTTAAAGAATATGGTGATCCGCAATATCATTGGATTATTGCTGCTGTAAATCAAGCATTAGATCCATTGTTTGATTTCCCATTATCCTCTGATGCTCTAGAACGAAAAATTATTAAGCAGTATGGATATAGCTCTATTTCAACTGCATATTCAACAATTCATCACTATGAATATGAAGTAAAATCTACATTATCAGAAGTTGACGGTCCAACTACAGTTACAACTGATACTAGTATCATTTCCCTAGACACTTACAGTTACACTTCTAATAGTTTAGTTTCTGTGGTGCTTAATACTCCTGTAACTGAAAGTGTAGTATTTAGAGCAAATAATGTTAATAGTAACAGCGCAATAATCGCCACATTAACCAGAGTTTCTACATATAAACCTGTATATGTTTATGATCATGAAATTGAATTAAATGAGAGTAGAAGAGAAATTAAAATGTTAAAACGCGAATATATCCAACCACTAATGTTAGAATTTGAAACTACATTAAATGACTGATTTTGTAAATACAAATACATCTACTCGTGATGTTGTTATTTTAGAATTGCGATTGGTTGGATCCAATGGTAAAGTTGCGGATTTGCTGAGCAGTTTTAATGCGATAAATATCTACGAAGATATATTTCAAAACGTAATAACTGGAACAATTCAACTAAACGATGGCATAAATTTATTATCTGAGTACGCCATACACGGCAATGAATACATCTATATCACATTTGGTAGACCTGGGGAAACATATCAAAGTCAACGATACACCAAAGTGTTCAGAATTTTTAAAATTGCAGACAGAGAAAAATCTGCTACAGGTCAAATACAAAACTACGTTATACACTTTTGTTCTGAGGAACTAATTTTTTCTAATCAGCAAAGTATTTCTCGATCATACGATGGTGGTAACACTTCTGAGTATGTCGGAAATATTTGTTTATTTGATCTAAAGTGTCAATTTAATAAACTTGTTGATTTTGAAAATTCTGCTGGACAAACGCAGTTTGTTTTAACACGAAAAAAACCACTACAGGCTATAGAATATTTTGCGAAACATTCTTTTAGTGCAGCATTATCGCCATTTGTATTTTTTGAAAATAAAAATGGTTTTAATTTTGTATCGTTACAATCTTTATATAAAAGAACACCTATTGCAACTATACAATTCAATAGTGCGAAATTTACAGAAGAACGAAACAGATCACCATTTTTTAATTCTTCAGATATTAACGACTTTAGATTTAATCAAAATTTTGATGTTGAAAAAGCAACCAGAGAAGGATTGTATAGTTCAAAATTATACACATTAGATTTAATAACACAAACATATAAAGAAAACAATCTTTCATTGCTAAATGAATTAAATTCAGATGTAATGATCGATGGTTTTTTTCCGTTTAATGATGCTACAAATAGAAATAACAAAGCATTATATGAAGAATTTAATTCTAGCGTTAGATATTGGTTAACAAATAAAGGTAGATCTAATAAACCATATTTTATTAATAAACGTGTTAGAGATAATGATACATTTATTGAGGAAAATTTAGCCCAAAGAATAATGCAAATAGAGTTGATAAATAATACTGAGTTACATTGTGTTGTGCCTGGAAATCCACAATATACTGCAGGATTTACGGTCGAACTAGATATTCCAGCATTTACACCAAATTTAGAAATTGAACGAGTCAAAGATCCATTTTACTCAGGAAAATATTTAATTACAGCAGTTCGTCATGTAATTGTTCCTGGTTCACTGCAAACTATTTTAGAACTATCAAAAAATTCAATTTCTACCTCACTAGGTTTATCTGGTGGGAAAGAATATAAAAAGGCGCAAAAATTATGATGAGGGATGATTTTCTAGGATTAAATAATTTTGTCTGGTGGTTTGGTGTAGTTGAGAATCGCCTCGATCCACTGGAACTCGGTCGATGCCAAGTCCGTTGTTTCGGTTGGCACATAGACGACATTAATCAAATTCCTATTGATAAATTGCCATGGGCACATCCAGTTGTTCCTTATGGTGTTAAGAATATACAACCACCACCAGAAGGAACTATGGTATTCGGATTTTTTGCTGATGGTCAGGATGGGCTGTATCCTATTATTATGGGCACAGTTCCTGGTATTCCTGATGAGATTCGTCAAAATAACATGGGTTTTACTGATCCATTTACTGACGCCGAGAAAGCATCAAGCGCATTTCCGAGAAAAGTTAAAGATGTTAAAATTAAAGCGGATTCTCTTGGTGTTCAAATTACAAATGATGTTCCGAAAAGAAATCCAGCAAACTTAAACGAACCAACATTATCAAGATTGGCTCGTCCAACTCGTGGGGAACTTGAAGGTGAGTATGATGGTATTGCCTCTGAATCTATTGCAAATACAACTATCGATGTTCAACGAAAAACGCGCATTGTGAGTATTCCTACTGCAAAGGCGGGATCGACTTGGGATGAACCATATCCCTCTTTTAATGCCAAATATCCCTTTAACAATGTGACAGAGACAGAATCTGGACATGCATTTGAAATGGATGACACGCCAGAGTTTGAGCGTTTGCAGGTATCTCATCGAACTGGATCGACATTAGAATTTTTACCTGAAGGTCATACAAAGATTAAGTCTCAAAAAGGTCGTTATGACGTTACTATGGGCGATCATCGTAATTATGTAAATGGCGATAAATATGAAACGATTGATGCTGATTATTTCCTTCGTATTAATGGTAAGTTTAGAATAGAGTGTGATGAATTCGAACTTGTTTGTAGAGGCAATCCTGGAACTGCTACAGTTACAGCAGAACAAAGAGTTGACTTAAAAGCAGGTAATGCAGCCAGTATGACTGCTCCAACTGCAGGTGTAAGTGGTGGTATTGTTACCGTCGATGGTGTAAAAACTAATATTGTTGGTGGAGCGAAATTAAATATGTCTAGTGGTGGTATGGCTGCTGTCGGTGCTCCTGTCGTCTCTCTGAGCGGAACTGTCGTCGAAACTGACTCTAAAATAACCAAAACTCACGGAATTCAAGATCTTAATTCTTGCCTTCCAGTTATAGGTAAAGTTGACGTTCCAGAACCACCATTACAAGATGTTGGTAAGATTGATGTTCCAGCACCAAATTATGACTTCGGAAGTAAGGGATAAGTTATGGCTGTTCTCGGCGTTTTAAATGCAGCTGCAATGAAGAAGGTTGTTTCTAGATCACCACATCCGCCAAAAACAGATAAATTCTCTAAAGTTGATCAAGAAAGAAAAACCGAATCTGAAGTTAAACAAACTGCTTTGATTCCTGGTGCAAAAGTTAGTGATAAAATTCCAACAAACACTGGAACTACAATCACTGCTAAAATAGATTCTGTGACTGGCGAAAGAACATTTAATGGTAAAGTATTAAATTTCGACAACAGTAGCGCCAAAAGTTTTGTTGATAATGTATTAGCAGCTAGTCGAGGCGATGGTGTAGTACAACAATTTCCATCATCGAATTACAAAAATGTTAATGAGGTGAATTCTCCAGCAGAAGGAACTAGTGGTTATAAATCAGCAACTAATCCTGAAGGGATATGATAAATATGTGTTTAACGATAGCTGATGTAAAAACATATCAATCTATAGTGGCGAAAATGTCAAGAGCAATACCGCTGTCTGAGAAGGATGAACTATTTTTGATGACACATAATTTAAATGACAAATTTATGGGATATAAAAGTTATCTTTCTGCGCTTTCAATTATAGAACAAAAAAATAAAGAAATTTATGAGTTAGAAGAATCAATTAAGAAGAGTGCTGTGCGTTGTTAGGTAAAATTATTGGAAAAATTATCAAGATTATTCTCTGTTTGATCGGAGGATTGCCATTGCTTCAGACTTTGGCGATCGTATTTTCATGCACGCCTATTCCTTTCGCCAAAAATGGCGGATTTAATTTTAAAGAAAGTAAATTTGGTAAGTTTCTTGAAAAACTTAAAAATTTTAAGAAAGATCTTAAGACTTTCTTTGCAGAAAACTTCACCAATCCGTTACGAGATTCATATCAAAAAAATGTATTAGACCCATTAAACATTAATTTTGGCTCTCCACTCGATAACTTTAACGATTGGATGGACAAATATACAGCAAATAACTACGTCGGACTACAAGCAGCGCTGCCAGGATTGTTTAGTAACACTGAACCTAGTGTTGCAACAGCAAGAACCAATTTATTAAACATGATTGGAAAAGTGCAGCAAAACGGAGACACATATAAAGCTGGTCCATTTTCTTTAGGCGAATTAATTAACATCGCCGAAGAATCAGATTCTTTAGCCAGAACAATGCGAGAAATGGAACAGCACACCGATAATCTTTCTGGTTTAGGTGGATCTGGAGTAGTGTTTGAGTTTGCGCGACTTTATGGTAATGTTTTAGTAACTGGTGCTAATGTAAATATTGCTTCTAGTATTGTTGTCAGCCCAAATTTAAGTCAAACTGTTTATCCGATTGTTGACATTGGTGATACTGTTGTAATTAATTCTCTAGAAAAAATTGTAACAAATAAAAACTTTACAGTTGCGCCAACTGGAACTGTCTCGATTGATGTGAGCACTGATAATGTGCGAGTGACGACAGCCTCTGTCGCTACACTAAATTTGGCTAATTGCTTGTTGAGCACAAGTGGATCGATTACGTTAAATAATAGAATGTTTATTTCTGTAAATAATGAAGTGCGTCAAGTAAATGTTATTAATTCGTTAGGAGATCATTTAACTGTTTACAATCCATTTTACTCCTCTGCGAGTGCACAAGGTTTCTTTAAAGAGACATCTTTTAATGTAAATACCGCATTTTCCACGACCAATACTGATTTAACAATTAAAGTAAAATCTGGATTTGTTTGTAATTCTGTATGTTTAGATAATGTGATTACTGGAAATGGTACTTCGTTCACTACACATTTGCAAGCAAATAATAAAATTTATTATGATAACAAAGAATATTTTGTAATTTCGGTGACTGATACTCAGATTGTTGTCGATGATTACCTCAGAAAAACTGGAAATTATCCAGTATTTAAGGTTATAAATGAAACACCTCTTCTAGGATTAGATGAAGATTTAGTTGATCCAGATGGTATTGTAAATGCGTTTACTCTTCCAGGAACTATCAGCGGTGATTCTAATTTTTTGAACGGCATGACTGTGCAAGTACGAAGAGCAAATGGCATCTATCAAACCGCTAGTGCCTCTAAACCGACCGATTGCGCGCAGTCATTATTTCAGCAAGAATTATTACGCAGAACCAGAAGGCATCTAGATCAACTGAAGTATGATCTGCGCGATGAGGCGATAAAAGGGCTTACTCCTGCACAATTAATTGATAAACTCACAGATACGAAGAATCGATTAAAGAGCGTCAAGGAAGATGTTAAAAACATATACGAACAAGATCTTCAAGTCTTAAATCAGGTTAAAAATCTTGTTAAAGGTATGATTAAACTATTCTCGTTATCATGTTCTAAGAAAAAACGCAAAGACAGTGGTGCAAATGATTCCGATGAATATTTGGATTTAATCCTTATTCCTAACCCAGAACGTCAAGGTTGCGATGCAACCATCAGCGATTTTATTGATATTTTAGACGATTTCGATTTCGATTATAACGATCCTGGATTTACAAATAATCCCATCACTGCAAATACATCTATTATTCCTAACAAAGCATTAGATGATATTGATGATATTGCAGGTCCTTTCCCAAGACAGGGAACTGGGACGGTTGATAGTGGTAATGTTGGCGCTGGTGTTGACGATCAGAATCCTGACGTTAATGTTCCAGAGGATCCTTGCGCCAAACCTTGCTAAATATAAGAAGAGTGTAATAGGTGTGTAAATGGCACTTGAAGTTCGTACATATAAAGACTTAGATTTAAATTTTAAAGCGCATCCAGTCACAAAAGACGTGGTTAAGCGAACTGGCAATGCAGCTATTATTGGAGCATTGCGTAATTTAATCTTAACAAATTTGTATGAAAAGCCATTTCAACCTATTTTTGGATCTAGAGTTCGTGGTTTATTGTTTGAAGATGTCTCATTTATTACTGCAAACATTCTTCAAACTGAAATTAGTAATGCAATCGCCAATTTTGAACCTCGTGTTGGGATTGATGCGATTCGTGTGCAGGCAAATCCAGAACAAAATCGCTACGATATTACTATTCGATTCTTCATAAATAATCTCGAAGCACCAGTCACAATCAACTTCTTCCTAGAGAAGGTCCGTTAATGGCAAACACTGATCAAAAACTTGTAGTTTCTGAGTTAGATTTTACTCAGATTAAAAATAATTTAAAGAATTTCCTCAGAGACCAGTCTGAGTTTTCAGACTTTGACTTCGAGGCTGCAGGTATTAATACCCTATTAGATATTCTTGCATACAATACGCATTATATGGCATTCTATAACAACATGATTGCTAATGAAATGTTCTTGGATACTGCGTTGCTTCGAGATTCAGTGGTATCTCATGCCAAAATGCTAGGATACACGCCTGTATCCTCAGTCGCATCGCGAGCGACGATAAATTTACAAATTACTCGCCCGCAAGGTAATACACAAACAACGCTAACCTTACCCAGATTTACTCGATTACAATCAACGCCACTTAATGGTGTATCGTTCACATTCGTGAACACAGAAGCGAAAACAACTAATTATGATCCAACTTGTAATCGTTTTTGTTTTGATAATTTGTATATTTACCAAGGTCAACCATTAACCTATACATTCACATATAATTCTACTAACAATCCAACTCAGTCATTCGAATTGCCAGATGCTGGTATCGACACATCATCTTTGGAAGTTTTGGTACAAGAATCATCGACGAGCCTTAAGACTGAACGATTTACATTAGCGACAGATGCAACAACAGTCGCTTCTAACTCTGCTGTGTATTTCATCGATGAGACGCGCAATGGCAAATATAAAATTAACTTCGGCGATGGTGTAATCGGTAAGAGTTTAACAAATGGTAATATTGTAGTCGCTAACTATATTAAAACAGATGGCGCTGCAGCAAATAAATCGAACGCATTTAGTTTAATAGATGCAGTTGGTGGATTTACAAGTTCTATTGTTTTTCCGATTGTGGCGGCTTCTGGGGGATCTGGTCAAGAGTCTGTAAGTAAGATTCGATTTAGTGCGCCAAAAGCCTATGTTTCAAACAATCGCGGTGTTACGAAAGACGATCTTGTTGCACTTATTAATAAAAATTATCCATACTTCGAAGCAGTTAATGTTTGGGGTGGTGAAGAAAATGATCCACCTGTCTATGGTAAAGTATTTATTGCTGCAAAACCAACACTCGGAGTTGAGGTTACGGAATCTGAAAAACTTGATGTTATTAACAATGTTATTAAACCTGTTTCAGTTGTAACTGTATTACCTGAATTCGTAGACGTAGATTACAACTTTCTAAACATTTATGCTGAAGTATATTACGATTCAACTAAAACTGTTCGTTCTAAGGATGCAATTAAATCCTTAGTTCGTACGGCAATTTTAAATTTTAAAGATTCTGAGTTAGATAACTTTAACAGTCGATTTAAATTGTCTAGATTACTTCGAACAATCGACGACTCAGAGATCTCGATTTCTTATTCTGATGCTGTTGCTGTTATTGAAAAACGAGTTGTGCCTCAAGTCGGAACTGCGAGAAATTACACACTTAATTTTAGAACACCAATTACACGCGAAGATTCATCATATAGAATTTACTCGGCGCCAGGATTTCAACAGTTTGACTCTGATGGAATTCTTCGCGAATGTTTCTTTGAAGAAACTCCAGGATCTTCCTCTGGAATCGAAAAGATTATAATTTTAGATGCACCAGGAAGTTATTTAAGTGTACCAACAATTACAATTAAAGGCGACGGTGTAGGCGCAAATGCATATCCGATAGTCGTAAATGGAAAAATTACACAAATTGTAGTGGATAAACCAGGTAGTAATTATAAAACTGCAACAGCTGTTACCACATATGAAGAAGAGATTGATGAAACTGTTGATTTAAGTGTTTCCATTCAAAATCGATTTGGAATTTTACGCAGTTTCTTTTTCGATAAAAACAATATTAAAACTACTTTAAATCCTTCGGCTGGAACTATCGATTATTTGTTAGGTAAAATCACATTAAACGAGTTTAACCCAGTTTCAATTAAAGATCCACTTAAAATTCTTCGATTATTTGCTCGACCAGCGACAAATAATTTTGAATCTGCACGCAGTTCAATTATTACTATTGACGATGATGATGCGAATGCAATTAAAATTGATACACGCATACTTAATTAATGTTTGCAAATAATTACATTTCAACCGTAGTCGAAAACCAGTTACCTGGTTTTATAAGAGCAGATCATCCTAATTTTGTTACATTGCTCAAAAAATACTATGAGTACATGGAGCAATCGAATAAAACATTACATCTTGGTAAACATCTTTATGATTACATGGATGTTGAAACAACTCGCGCTGATCTTGTTAAATATTTTAAAACTAAAATTATTCCAAATTTTCCAGAAGAAACTGAGTTATCTACAGAAAAATTAATTAAATCTGCAAAATATTTTTATTCTAAAAAAGGTTCTGCTGATTCATTTAAATTTTTGTTTAGAACATTATATCGTCAAGAAATCGATGTGTATTTTCCGAAAGAGGATATTTTAAAAGCCTCTGATGGTAAGTGGAAATTACCACAAGCAATACGACTTGCTTTTACGGATACAAGTTCTTTAGTTGTCGGTGGCAATGTGAATGTAAGTGCGATTACTGCAAACGTAGTAAACGCGAATGGATTTAATCTTATAACAAAAGGCATTACTGCTGGTTCATTTATTCGTATAGGTGATTCGCGTCGTAAAGTTCTTACAGTTAATTCTGCTGGAGATTTTCTCAATGTAGAAATTGCATTTGCGAATACCTTTGACGTCGCTACTGGCGCTGTAATACCAAAAACATTTGATAGCGCAAAACTATTTAAAGTTCAGTTAAGCGAATACACTAATTTTAATATTAAATTGCTTGAAAAGAAACTCGGTGTTGGCGAAACTTCCAGAACAACTTGTGTTATTGAAAAAGCAGTATTAACAGTTGATGGAGAAACAGGTCGCGAGTTCGTAGAACTTTATGTATCAAATGTTACACGACTATTTGATGCGGGCGAGAATTTAATTGTTAAATACACTGAGGCAAATGTAGAAAAAACATTTAAATCGAAAATTGTTTCATTAATTTCTAACATTAGTTTGTTTAAAAATAGATTTGGTGTCGTACAAACTGGTAGAAAGTATAAAACTGGCGATCCTGTTGTAATACATAAAGGATTAGCAGATTCGCCCGATGCAGTAAAAGCAGTTGCTGTTGTTAATAATGTTTCTACTGGATCTATTGAGTCTATCGAAATTATAAAACCAGGATATTTTTTTAGAACTGACCCTAATTCTCTAGTTCGTGTGCTTTCTACAACAGGCATCGGTGCTAATGTATTAATTTCTGGTATTTGGGATGATGGTGGTGCAAACAGCGCAGACATTCAGTTTAATACAGATTCTGTTTACTATAAAAACGATATTTTATTAAATGCGTTAGAGTATGATTTCGATAATGTAACAACATTTGCAAATCAAACAATCGGCGCAGGAAATACTACAACATTAATTAATTTAAACACAGCAACTCATGTAGCCAGTACAACAAATGATTTTTATAAATCCTTTGTATTAAGAGTTATAAGCGGAACGGGTTCTGGTTCTTCACCAAATACAACGACAATCACTGCATATAATGGAACAACTAAAATTGCAACATTATCGCCAGCTCTTGGTTCTGCTGTAGACGGTACTAGCAATGTTAAAATTTTTGCGAATGCTCAAACAGAAATAGGCAGAGCATTAACATTTGAGACTATCACTCTCGGTAAAGTTCGCGCACTAAATCTAGAAGATGGCGGATCATTCTTTGAAACACCACCTACTTTCGACGCGATTTCTTTACATAATTCCGATTATTCAGCCGATCAGGGATTTTTAAGAATCCCTTCAGGTCAATTTTCTGTGTACAATCCATCAGGGGAACCACCAAGTATTCGTTTAAATTCGTCAAACTCAACATATAGTTTGGCAAATGGATTTTATACTGGAAGTCGTTTATTTTTAGATGTCGGTGATACTGCTCACTATTCTGAAATAGTAGATTATGTTGTAAATGATCCAGGCAGTTCCGCGAATACAAAAACCATATTTTTAGATAGAAAATTTGCAAATAATATTACAGCAATAAACATTTTAAATTTCGCATTATTTTTAGATTTTCGACCAAATGTTAGAGGCGCTGGCAAACTCGGTCTCGTTGAAATAAAAAGCGGAGGTAGTGGGTATAATACAACGAATAATGTAATTGAGTTTATAGGAACTGGATATGGCGCTAATGCATATCATACAGTTCATGCAAATGGAGCAATATCGAGTATAACCATTGATAATCGCGGGGAGGGTTATCCAGTGGCACCGACCATTTTAATTAGAGATACGGATACAGGTCATGCGTCCTCTGGAACTGGTGCTGTGCTCGAAGTCTATTTACTAAGTGATGGTGAAGAATTTTCAGCTGAAACCTCAGATATTGGTCGAATTCAAGACTTTAAAATCATTAATCGTGGATTCGAATATGCGAATACGCCGCTTACCTCATTAAAAATTGTTGATGTTTTGACCGACAATCTCGCTACAAGTCAAATTATCGTGTCTGGTGATTCTGTTTGGCAAGGTGGAGCCACGAATGCCAATGCAACGTTCCGTGGCACGATTGATGACGTTTATCGATCAGAATCAACTGGTGGCGCCTTTGGTTTAGGTAATACAGTTCTTCGTGTCTTTAACTATTCAGGAACAATCGACACCGCGCAGCCTATAAAAGCGAATACTGAAGCTGGTAATGTTGTTCTTAACGTCTCCACATCTAATGCAACCATATCCTTTAATGATATCAATGATGCTACGGAACGACAATATCCACATTACTATGGTGATGGATTAGCCAAGGCAAACACTGAGTTCCTTCGAGGTTTAATTAAATATGGTGGATTTTATTTAAACACTGATGGATTCTTAAGTGCAGATAAAAAGATACAAAATAACGACTATTTTCATAATTTCTCGTATGAAATCGTCTCTGAAAAAACCTTAGAGGATTATAACGAAACAGTATATCGTGTCGCTCATCCCGCAGGTGTGCAATTACTAGCCAAATTTCTTATGAAGGATATTTTATCTGGGCAAATGAATTTAACATCCAATGTGTACACATCTAACACATTGCAAGCCACCAATGCAAACACCTCATTTTCTAGCAATAGTTTCTTTGGTAATACCTCTAACTTTACAGCACGCGCGAGTATTGGTGATTTAATTGTAATAAATACTACAGAGACTGCATCTTTAAAACAATACACAAGAGTGGTCGCGCAAGTAATAAATAATGATCTTATTCATTTAGATTATCCGATTGGTGGTTTAGGTGATGGCAAATTAAGAACAGTGAGTGGTAA